AATGATGAGTGTTAAAAATAATGCTGATAATGTTTTACCTAGCACAACACAAATTATAAAAAAAGGAAATGTAGAACCATGGTTATGGAACTACGCAGGTATAGTACCTCCTTTGACTGAACTTACAGTAGGTATAGCAGGAAGTGGTGTAAATGTAACAGCACCTGAACCCGATTCTGTTGTAAGAAAAATGCCAATATTAATAACAGTAGGCAACAAAATATATCCTAGTATGTTAATTGAAAATGTTAGAGTAATTAACAAATCAAGCAGAATTAAAGTTGTTGCTAAAGAACACGGTATAGATGAAATCCTTGTTAAAAAGAATGCTGGAATACCTGTAAATCATAATGCAGAAATGTATATAAATTATGCAAATCCAAAAAAATATAATCGCGTATCTGCTGACTATGTTTTAAGTTCTGAATTTGATGCAAATACAGTTAAAGGAAAAATAGTAATTGTAGGATTAGATGCCGCAGGATTAAGTGTTTTAAAATATACACCATTTGGATTAGCTACAGATCAAGAAATTACTGCTCAAGCATTAGATACTTTATTAACAGGAAAATATTTGACTAGACTTCCACAAGCAGATACATATGAAATTTTGTTTATGGGTTTACTAGGATTATTAATGATTATATTAATTCCTAGAGTATCAGTATTATTTTCTATTCCGTTATTAGTTTTTGTATTAGGTGGAATAAGTTATGCATCATTTATGGCTTATGCAAATAAAGGATTTTTAATTGACCCATCATTTGCAGTACTTTATATATTTTTAATTTGGTCACATAGCACATACAATAATTTTGCAACACAAAGTAGATTAAGAAAACAAATTAAAAAACAATTTGAACATTATTTAGATCCTGGCATGGTTAAAAAGTTACAAAAGAATCCATCATTGTTAAAATTAGGTGGCGAAACAAAAACAATGACTTTCTTATTTTCAGACATAAGAGGATTTACACCTATTAGTGAAAAGTATAAAGGTAATCCAGAAGGACTTACAAAATTAATTAATAGATTTTTAACTAGGATGACCAATGTTATTATTGCTAACGGCGGCACAATAGATAAATTTATGGGCGACTGTATAATGGCATTTTGGAATGCTCCACTTGATGTACCAAATCATCAAGTATTAGCAATACAAACTGCTCTACAAATGCAAACCGAATTAGCAAAATTAAATAAAGAATTAGAAGCTGAAGGATTACCAAACATTAACATAGGCATAGGAATCAACACAGGTGAAGCACTTGTAGGCAACATGGGTTCTGATCAAAGATTTGATTATTCTGTAATAGGTGACTCTGTTAACCTTGCATCACGTTTAGAAAGCTCTAGTAAAACATTAGGAAAAACTTTAGTAATTTCAGACAATACAGTGCAAGATATTTACGAAGGTGTATTTCCGTTTGAGTATATTGACCATATTACAGTCAAAGGCAAAACAGAAGAAATCAAAGTGTATACAATCAAAAGTTAAATACACACATAATGAATCAATTTTTTAGTCTAGTAGCAGAATTAGGATTACCAATTGCCGCAACAGTGGGAATGGGTGTATTCATACTGTTCATAATCAAATATATTTTAAACGGTATTGTAAATTCAATTAAATTTATTGAAAGTGTTATATCTCAACTTGATAACAGAGTAAAAACAATGAACAACGATATTATAAAAATTGATCAAGAAGTGTCAGAGCAACTAGGCATACCTGTAGACACAGACAGAGTGGCTAGGGCAGACGGCAAAGTAGATGCGAGGAAAGACTAATGGACGTTGTAAGCAAAACAATGACAGTAACGACAATCATACAGGACTATGGGTTCCCCACTGTCGCTGTGTTCTTCCTTGCATATTTTATATGGTTCCTTTGGAAATACATTACAAACGAAATTACTCCAAAATTAAATTCCACATCAGCAACACTTATCAAACTCATTGATAGAGTACGTATGCTGGACAATGACCTTATTCGACTACAGGCTAAAGTGAGAACTGTTAGCAAAAAGAAGAAGTAGTCTTATAACTTCTAATAGCAGATTACTTACAATTCACAACACGTAAATAAATTTGGTCGGGAGAGAAAAATGAATTTCATAATGGTAATAATAATATGTCTTGGTGCGAATTGCCAAGCAATTTGGGACAAGCAACAATATTCAACTATTAACGATTGCCTTGTGGCATCAGGACCTGTTAAAGAATATATGATGCAGGTTTATCCAACTTCGGCTGGCCAAATATACTGCATGGACGAACAACAATTTAAAAATTACCAAGAATATATAGAAAATGGTGGTAAACCTACCATAGAAGAATATAACAAACCATCATCTTAATTGACAGATTTTGGTTTTCGCAGTAAAATAAACTATGGAAAGTAAAATCAGAAGAAGTCTGGTTAAAACCTTGACTTGGAGAATCCTTGCGACTACTGATACATTTTTAATCAGTTGGATAATTACAGGTTACTTAACACTAGCCGGTGCCATTGCAGGTATTGAGGTAATAACAAAAATGTTTTTATATTATGCTCACGAAAGAGGTTGGAGCAAAATTAAATGGGGTTACATAGGACCTGAGGAACACACTCATATATTTCCTTTTGCAGAAGATTGGAAACCTATAAAATACGATTTTAGAGATAAAAATACTCATATAAAATATGATTTTAGAGATAAAAAAAACGATGAGTAACTATATTAAAAGTTTAGCAAGTTTTTTATTCAATAAAATGAATAATTATCAAAATGATAACAAAGTAAGAAAAGAAAAACCAATGCTTTGGCCTTCTGGAATATATTTCACAGAAAAAAATATAGAAAATTGGATAAAAGAACACGATAAAAAAAATGACTAAATGTTGGGAATTTAAATTGAAACTAGAAAAGAAAACTATTAAAACTTTTGTTTATAGTAATGATGGAAAAGATATTGAATTAAGATTTCCTAATAACAAGGTTACTAATATAAAAGAGATTGACGATCCATTAAAAGATGTTTCTTGGACTGGGTGGAAACCAAAGAAAAAGGAATACACATGATCCACGCAATGATAGACTTAGAAACGTTAAGCACAAATCCTGATGCAGTAATTTTAACTGTTGGTGGTGTTAAATTTGATCCATGCACTCACGCAGAACCATCACAAGGAATGTATTTTAGAGTTGACGTAGATTCACAAACTGCAAAAGGCAGAGAAGTAATGCAAGAAACATTAGACTGGTGGAGTACGCAACCAAAAGAAATATCCGATGAAGCACTAGGTGACAAAGATAGAATTAGTTTAGAAGAAATGATTAAAACTATTAACAAATGGTCTGTTGGCGTTGATGTATTTTGGTGTCAAGGCCCATTATTTGATTATGCTATACTACAAAATTTATATAAACAATTAGGTCATCCAGTTCCATGGCAATACTGGCAAATACGAGATTCGCGAACTTTGTTTAGTCTAGTACCACGTGATTTAAATGAAAAGAGAACTGGACTACACAACGCATTAGAAGATTGTTACTTTCAAGCAAAGAAAGTACAAAAAGTATATAAACAATTAGGAATTAAAAATGTATAAACCTCTTCCAGATGGAATTACAATTAAATATTCTAAAATACAAGGCTTAGGTTTATATGCTACAAAAGATTTTCCAAAAGATACAGTATTTGGAATTGTACATATTAAAAATAAAAATTTTCCACATGGTCATATAAGAACAGCTTTAGGTGCATTTTATAATCATTCAGAAAACCCAAATTGTAAAACATATCAAGGATTTTGGCATCAATTGCCAGTAGTATATCTTATGTCAATTAAAGACATTAAAGCAAATGATGAATTAGTTGCCAAATATACATTATACATGGATTTTGATGACGACGGAAATTAATTGGTATTCTATTGAGGATTTATACACAATAGAAAAATATAAAATACGACACAATAAAAATCCAGTTACTAAATGGATCAAATTACCTTGTGTGTATAAAATAAAAATTAATAATAAAATTGTACACGTAGGGAGATCAGACACTTGTAAAAAACATGGTGGTGCTGAAAAAGTAAGAAAGGCGTTGGTTAACCTATTAAATGTTTTAGGACACAATCCAAGTGTTACAAAAACCAAATATTGGGGAAAAATTAGATTGCAACATAAACCAAATTCTAGTAATATTAAAATAGGAATCATAAAAACTAATGCCATCAAAAAAACCTACATACAAGAAACCCAGAGAAGTAATTGAATACTACGAAGAATGTACTTGGCTTAATCCAACGAACGTACCACCAATGTTTCAAAATGAGAAAGTTTCTGTATTTTACGACAAATATCCTGTTGTAAAAGGACATTTATTGTTTGTTCCAAAAAAAAATGATATTGAACACGTAGGTGAAGCATACAAACTTGCTTTTTATTGTGGGGAACAATGGATTAAAGAAAAGAAAATGGATGGTTTTAATATTGGACAAAATATAGGTAAGGCGGCGGGTCAATCTATTATGTGGCCACACGTACATTTTATTCCTAGACGCAATGGAGACTGTGATAAAAATACAAATAACGGAATTAGACTATCTCATCCTAAAGGTGACCACAAGGAATATTATTAATGGCAATTTATATTTCACCAGATGGAGGAGAAACTGTGTACAGACAAAAAAAAGATGGTACTCGAGGCAAACTTGTTTCACAATCACAGTATGCTAAAGATATAGAAAAAGAAATCGACGAAGCAGAAATGGTTGGCAGAGAAGCAATCAAACTAAGACGTAAGTATCCTACCCTACAAAAAGCATGGGATAGATATGTTACCATATGGCATTTAATTAACGATAATGAGTAGTAATACACATATGCCCAAAAACAATTTTACCATGCGTATACGTGGCTCTATGTGCGTTTAAAGGGGTATTAAATAGTAGTATGACCAAGTATGTTTCTATAATAGGCAATGGTGAATCACGAAGAGGATTTGATATAAGTCCTTTAAAAGACTTCTCAACTGTGGTTGGCTGTAATGCTTTATACAGAGATTATATGCTTGAATATGTTGTATGTTGCGATAAACATATGTGCCAAGAGGCCGCAAATACAGTCAGTAAAAATACAAATATTTTTACCAGAGATAGATGGTTTAAACAATTTCAATTTTGGCCAAATGTAAAAAGATTACCAGAATTACCTTACGAAGGAGACAAAAGACAAGACGATCCTTTTCATTGGGGGACTGGACCTTATGCAGGAGTGTTAGCATTAACTTTTAAACCAAAAGCAATTTTCATGTTAGGGTTTGATCTCTACGACCGAAATAAAAAAATTAATAATATGTACACAGGTTCACATGGATACACTTATATTAAAAGACCTGTAGATCCATCTTATTGGATATATCAATTTGATAAATTAATGAAATTATCACCTGACGTACGATGGATTGTGGTAAATGAAGAAAATTGGAAAATGCCAAAGGAATGGAAAGCACATAAAAACGTTTTCCAAGAATCATATGAAGGCATGGCTAAATTTATTAATAAGCAGTTGACAAAATCTAAATAACGTTTATACTAATACTATGTTTAATAATTTTAAAGAAGGAAATCTTGTTACTTTAAAACTTACATCAGGTGAAGAAGTAATTGCAAAATTTAAATTACTTAATGATGATTATATTAGCATTGAGAAAGCACTAGTATTAATGCAAGGACCACAAGGATTGGCATTTGGAACATTTTTTTCAACTGCTGAACAAACAGAACCTATTAATATTGCTAAAGATAAAGTTACATCTATTGCAAACATTAATGATAAAATTAAAACAGAATATGAAAGAATATTTTCTACAGTGAAAATGCCTGACAAACCAAAAATTATAGTATAATGACACATTTTGACAAACATAGTAAAAGTATTAAAGCATTACTTGATGTTACAGAAGCGATGCTTCATGCAATGGAAAAACACGATGTTGACCCTGAATCTGTTGCAAACAGACCTGAATTTTCTGTATTAATTCACTTCTTAAAATCTATTCTAGATGGTGAATTAAATATACCAAACGAACTTACTGACAGCATACGAAACAAATCTGAAGAATTAGGACTTGATTTTGAAAAATTTAAAAGGAGATTACACTAATGGCTGACGATTATGATAATGTAACAGAAGAATGTTTTACATCAACAAAAAGTTTTTGGAACTTTCCTTGTGCTCATAGACAATATAGACACGATGGCAATTGCCATTTAATTCATGGATACAGCAGAAGTTTTCACTTTGTATTTGGTTGTAAAAGTTTTACTAAAGAAGGTTTTGTAGTTGATTATGGCGATCTAAAAGATGTAAAAGCACATTTAGATCATATGTATGACCATACATTGGTGCTTGATGAAGAAGATCCATATATGGATACTTTTAAAAAATTAGAACAAGCAGGTGTATGCAGAATTAGAACTCATCCCATGGGGCCTGGCATGGAAGGTACCGCACATTATCTTTGTGAATGGGCAGACAAACTTTTACGTGAAAAATCTCGTGGACGTGCTTGGGTTATTAGTGTTGAGGCTAGAGAGAATGACAAAAATAGCTCAATCTATACAAACCCAAATGCAGGATTCAAGGGATGGACAAACACATAACAGATAATTTCCTATATGAAAACATTGTTATTCGACTTAACAATAAACAGTTAAGAATAAACATCTACGATACACCATTAGGCAAAAGATGGTTAGAAGCATTAAGAGATAATCTAAAACAAAAAAGAATATTAGAAAAAAACTTCTGCTTTTTAGGCTGGGCAGATTCCAAAAGAGATTTAACTTATCTTTGCGAAGAATTAAACAAAAATATAGCACAAATTAATTCATTTAATTTTAACCCACCATATCCTAAATTAAAAACTTTCACAAACGAAGATTTTCAATATTCGGATAAGTTACCAATTGGCTACATGATAGATAATGATCCAATGAAAACTCCAGGTTTAAGATTAAAACACGATGCTTGTAATTTATTACATCGTTACTTTGAAGAACTACAAGGTACTGCTTGGAACCTTTCAACATGGTACAAACAAGCAGACAATGATACAAAATATGCAATAAGACAATTAAATATTTTATGTCACGAAATAGAAAGTTGGGTTCATGCCTATAGAAAAAGTAAGATCGAACCTGAATGGATGAGATGCAGTCAAATTACAACTTTTTTAAATGCACCAAGATATGATTTACATGAAGAAGATTATGAATTATTCAAACAAAACAGATATGATAGAGAATTAGGGGGAGTATATCTACATTGGAGTCAGGTAGGAAAAACACTTTACGAAGTTTGGAGAGATGAAGATGCACCAGAAATGGATGAAACAACCTGTTCTGCTATAAATCACCAAAAATATTATAGTGGAGAGTTTGATATTGATTGGGGACAAACAATTACTGAAGATACTTTTGATTGGAAAAAAGGAGAGATGGACAATTATAAAAATTGGTTAAAAGAAAATAATTACGATTGGGGAGATCCCAAATTATCACTTGGCTATATTAAATTAGGACAGGTAGATATGAAACTGGCATTTCAAAATAAACCTTTTCTGGAAGTTTACAAACAAATGAAAAATAATTTAAATATAAAAAGTATCCATATCATTGGTTCATATACGACAGAATGTGAATATCCATACACACTAGATAATGACGATTGGAAACAAAGACAAATGGAAGGATTAAAACGAGGTTATGAATCATATAGTATGCGTTAAATGGGGTAACAAATACATTTCACAATATGTAAATGTACTTTATAATATGGTTAAAAGGAATACTACCGTGCCTTTTGAATTTCACTGTATTACTGACGATATCAAAGGATTAGATCCACATATCAAAACAATAAAACTGCCAAATGACCCATGGATTAAAACATGGTGGAGTAAGTTATGGATGTTTGGTGGACATTTTCCATTACAAGGCAATATATTATATTTTGATTTAGATGTAATTGTTTTTAAAAATATTGACGAATTATTCAATTATAATCCAGACAAGTTTATGATTATTAGAGATTTCAATAGATGTAGAATTAAAGATTGGAAATTATGCAATTCAAGTGTAATGAGATGGAAAACAGGTACTGTAAATTACCTATGGGATGACTTCGTTTCTAAACCTAATGTAGTAATGGGAGACAACCATGGAGATCAAGATTGGATTACTAAAAGAGCAAAACAAGATACAAACCACTGGCCAGATGATTGGATACGTTCTTATAAATGGGAAATGATTGGTTACAAAGACACAAAAGCAAGACGTGGACCAAAACTTATATTTGACCGACCTCCAAAAATTATAGAAGCAAACAAAGTAGCAGTTTTTCATGGTGAACCTAAACCGTTTAACTGTGGAGATGCTTTTGTTGAGGAAAATTGGAAATGAAAAAGTTTGGTAAAGTAAAAATAGCAAGTATGAAACCATTAGAGGAGATTCCTGACGACTGTGGTTATGAAAAAAGATTCAAATACGATATTGATATGCAATCAAATGGCATAATGGGTGAATGTATAGAATGGTGTCAAATTAATTGTAAAAAGAAATGGGGTTGGTGGTTTGAGGGGCCTGATTTAACTAATCCCTATAATCATAATTGGGAAAATCAAAACAGTTATATGAGTTTTGAAAATAAAAGAGAAGCTATGGCATTCTTTTTGGCCATCGGAATACAAAATATGGGAGATACAAACAAATAAATATTAATATGAAATGGTTTGATATAACAGATTCAGCAAAAGCACAAATGGAAAAATTGCTTTCTAAAAATCCTGGCAAGTATGCTGTAAGTTTGGCAGTATTAGGAGGAGGATGTGCAGGTTTCAAATACGATTGGGGATTTATTGATTCTAAAGATAAAGTAGGCTCCGAAGACATCACTGAAGATTGGGGTACTGGTCGTTTTGTTGTTGATGAAACTTCTATGCTCTATATTGCAGGCACAAAAATTGATTGGATAGAAGAAACATTTGGTTCTCAATTTGAAATTGTCAATCCAAACAGTTCAAGCTCTTGTGGATGTGGAGAAAGTTTTGGTGTCTAATGGACACAGCATTCATAATAGGTAATGGCGAGTCAAGAAATATATTTCCAATAAAAGATTTAAAAAATAAAGGCATAATATATGGTTGTAATGCCATATACAGAGACTATCCTGAACTATGTGATCATATTGTAGCAGTTAATCCACCAATGTATGAAGAATTAAAACAATGGTATGATGAAACAAATCCTAATCTAAAAATACACGGACTTGATGACATATCCAAATGGAATTATCTATGCGATGGAGACTCACAAGCCAATTTCTCTCCAAATGCAGGTATACCAATAGGTTTAAAACTTTATAGAGTTTGGCGAGGAGGTGACATTAAAAAAGGTAATGAAATTAGAACAATTGATTTTACTGAATCAAAAGGATCTGGTACTTCAGCAATATTACTAGCCGTAGAATCAGGTATTAAAAATATAGTAATATTGGCGTTTGACATACTAGGTTCAAGACAATGGGAATTTAGCAAAAGAGGAGAACATAGCAGAGAACAAAATAATATGTACAAAAATACAACAAATTATCCTTCAAGAATCAACATGAAAGCCTATCTCAAATATGAATGGCTATTTCAATTAAGACAAACATTCCGTAAACATCCAAATACAAATTTTTATTTTATTAATCGTAGAGAATACCTAGATGGTAATCATTTTTTAAGATCTTACTTTGATCAACCTAATATTAAAGTTGGAATTTATGCAGATTTAAGACGTTGGGTAGACGGAGATCGTGATAAAATTAATTGGCGGAAATTATAAAGTAACTGTACTCGAAGCATCAAGTTTGTAAATCTTACGCATTTTAATACCTACTTTTTGAGCAAATTTCTTGCTATCACAATACGAACAAACGTGTTTATAATCATTACTTGCTCTATCTGGATCTACTTGTGACCTAGGTCTTAAAAATGTTACTCCACACGAATCACATTTAAAATAATATATGGTATTTTTTCTATGAAACGTATGATATACGCCTAATTTACTTTGACGTTCATACAATCTCATCGTTTTCAACGTTTCTATGAACATATAAGTATTTAATAAATACGTATTATAATAATATGGCACGATTAATAATAGACACTGGAACAGAAGGAAACACGGCAACAGGCGATACTTTACGTGGCGCTATGGCGAAGATCAACGCGAATTTCGTAGAGGTCTACGATGATTTAGCCGGATCTAGTTTGGGTGGATTATTCACAAACAACCAAACCAATGGTGATGTAAAAATACAAGCCAATGGAACGGGTATAGTCGAAATAGATCAATTACAAATTACAGATGATGCAATAACTTCGCTTGTTACAAACGGTGATGTGACACTAGCAGGTAACGGCACAGGTGTGGTACACGTGAACGATACATTAACAGTTGGTGTTAACAATACCAATGCAACCATAACAACTCTTGGAACTGGTGATTTAACATTAAGCACAAACAGTGGCACAAATTCAGGTACAATAAAAATAGCTGATGGTGCAGGTGGAAACATCACAGTTGAGCCTAATGGCTCAGGTGACATTTTATTAAAGGCAGGTGGTCAAGTTGGTATAGGAGATGTTAGTTCACCTGACACTTCATTACATATTAAACAATCCACTGCAACCATAACACTCCAGAGAACAAGTGATGCAAACACACCAGGTATTGATTTCCAAAGTGCCGGCGGTGACGTCAGAGCCAAGATGTACATGGATGGTACTAATGGAACAAACAAAGAAATTATTTTTAAAGTAAGAGATAATTCAAGTACGGACGAAAGATTTAGAGTTACATGGACCGGGGCCAGTGTAACAGGAACTTTTAACATTATGAGTGATAGTGATTCTTCTTTAAGTGATGCTACCATCAGCATGACTGAGAACAAAATTACAACATTAAGATCTAACGATAATCTAGAATTATCTGCGAATGGTACAGGCAAGGTCTATACAGACAGTAATTTACATTTACATTCTGCTACACCGCTTATTCAATTTCAAAGAACAGACAACGCAAACGTGCCTGGAATAAGTTTTTTAGGTGATGGTGGAACAGAAGGGGCCAGTATTAAATTTGATGGAACTGATGGTACAACAAACGAAATAATTTTAAGTTCTTTTTATTCTAGTGCTGTAACAGAAAGACTTAGAGTTACAACAACAGGAGCCAAAGTTTCAGGCACTTTGGACGTAGACGGTGCCATCACGATAACAGATAACAAAATTAGTGCTTCAAGAAGTAATGACGATTTAAATTTAGCGGCGTCAGGAACTGGTAATATTGTTGTTGGTGCAATTACAATAAACGGTACAACTATAAGTTCAGCAGATTCAACAAAAATATCAATTGCAGAAGCAGTAGATATAAATGGTAATTTAGTTGCAACAGGATCACAAATAGATTTTACTAATCTTCCAACATCGGATCCAAGTGTTGCAGGAAGACTTTGGAGAAGTGGAACAGATCTAAAAATTAGTATAGGATAATAAACAATGGCACAGACAACAATTAATGTAGGTAGTAACGCAAATGACGGAACAGGTGATGATTTAAGATCAGCATTTATTTCTGTAAATGCTAACTTCACAGAATTATATGCGGCATCTCCTGCAACTTCTTCAATATCACTTGCAGGAAATACAATTTCTACAAATGCCTCAAATGCAAATTTAAAATTATTAGCATCTGGTACAGGTGTTATAGAATTAGAAGGAATTCAAATTAGAGATAACCACATTGAAGGTACAAGATCAAATGAAGATTTAATTGTATCTGCATCAGGTACAGGAAACATTATTGTAGGTGCAATTAGAATTAATGGTACAACTTTAAGTGCAGATGATTCTAGTTCAATTAAAATTAATGAAACATTACAAGTCAATACAATTTCTTCTGATGATTCTAGTGCTGTAACAGTCTCAGACAATTTAAATATATCTGGAACTTTAAGTGTAAACACAATTGATACCAATTCAATTTCATCTTCAGACTCAACTGCAATACAAATTAATGATGCATTAAACGTTTCTGGAACTTTAAGTGCAAACATACTTGACACAAACGTAATATCGTCTACAGATTCTAGTGCTGTAACAATATCAGACAACTTGCAAGTCAATGGAACACTAACAGCAACATCAATTACTGGATTAACCGTATTAAACAATTCTTCACAATCAGATGGCACAGTAACACACGCAGGTTCATCTGGACAACAACCATTAGACAGTTTTGTTCATGCAACTTACAGAAGTGCAAAATATCAAGTTAGTATTACAGATGCGGCAGAGAGTAGATATGCACTTGACGAAATCTACGTAACTCATAACGGTACAACTGCTTTCATATCAACAACAGGTGTAAGTTCAACTGGAGCATCATTAGCAACTTACTCAGCAGATATTAGTGGTAACAACTGTAGAATTTTAATAGTTCCTGTATCTAATAATTCAGTTACATATAAGTTTGTTAAAACGTTAATCAAAGTATAAAATTACATTCGGTTTATAAAATTTCTAATAAATAATCATATTAGGAGATTTAAAACATGGCACAACAAACAGTTAGCATAGGTTCATCAGCAAATGACGGTACAGGTGATCCATTAAGAACAGCATTTACAAAGATAAATGCAAATTTTACAGAATTATACGGCGATACTGCCGAAGCAAATGATATACTAGATGATACATCACCCCAATTAGGTGGTAATCTAGATATAAACGGATTTAATATTACATCAGCAAGATCAAACGAAAATATTAGAATTATTCCTAACGGAACAGGTACAGTTGAGCTTGAAGGAACAACTAATGTTACAGGAAGTTTAACAGCAACAGGAAATATTTTTGCAAATGGAAACATTAACCTTGGTGATGGTGCAGGTGACCAAACAAAAGTAACTGGTGTATTTGAAGCAGACCAATTACAAATTGATGGTACAACATTAACAAGCACAGTTACAAACGGTGACGTAACTATAACTGGAAATGCAACAGGTGGTGTCATTATTGAAAATTTAACTTTTAATGATAACACAATAACCTCACCTTCAAACAGTCATATATCAATTCAACCAGGTGGAACAGGTAATGTTGTAGTAGGTGCAGTAACAGTTAGTGGTACAACTTTAAGTGCGGCAGATTCATCTCAAATTACAATAGCAGAAGCATTACAAGTTAACGGTGCGGCAACTTTAGGAACAAGTGTAACATTGGCAACAGGTGCAACTGTAACAGGTATCTTAGATGAAGATGCTATGGGAACAAATTCAGCAACACAACTTGCTACACAACAATCAATAAAAGCATATGCAGATACAAAAGCAGTATTAACAGGTTCAACTAATAATACTATTACAACAGTAACAGGTGCTCATGCATTCCAAGGTGAAGCAAACTTAACTTTTGATGGTAGTACACTAGCCGTAACAGGAGCAGGAACATTTAGTACTACTTTAGGAATAACTGGAACACTAACAACAGCAGATATTACTACAACTGGAACACACACAGTTACAGGACAATCAGATATTGACTATGTAAGAATTAAAGATCATGCAATTACAACAAATGCCTCAAATGCTAACTTAGACCTTTCAGCAAATAGTACAGGTGTTGTTAATGTTGCATCAGCAATGACAACTATTGGACAAACTATTACAGGTGACGTTGTTGTTACAGGTAGAATGGATGTTGACAACGTTGCAATAAACGGAAACGGTATTATAGCAACAAATTCAAATGGTGCGTTAAACATAAATCCTAATGGTACAGGTATAATCACACTGGGTGGATCTTATGTTCATGTACCTGAACAAATATTATGTGGAGAACTATGGTGCGATTATGGTATAGAAATGGGCACAGGAGCCACTATTGCACAACGATCAACTAACGAAAATTTAGTATTTGAAACTAACGGTACTGGAGTAGTAACTACTGCTTCACAATTAACATTGACTGGATCTTTTAAACCAGCAATACATACTTTCACGGCAACTGATGCAATTACAGAAACAGAACACGCAGGTAGAACATTATTACTTGGTGAAGTAGGTGGTAATGCACTAGTTACATTAACACTACCAGACGCAACAGGTTCAGGTGCAACATACAAATTCATAGTAACAGTTGTGAACACATCAACCTATGTAATCAAAGCACCAGATGCCAATAACACTATTGACGGTATCATGATGTACCTAGATGAAGACGCAACGGCAGTTACAGCATTTCCAACAGTAGCGGCTACTGATACTATCACCATTAATGGTGGTACAACAGGTGGTCAAATAGGTGACTATCTTGAACTAGTTGATATAGCAACTGACCAATGGCACGTTAGAGGAACTATGAGATGCCTTACAGGTGTTAATCCAGCAACTTGCTTTAGTGCTACTGTATCTTAATAGTATCTAAAACTCAATAAATACTGGTGAAGGAGTAAGTTCTAATGTCGACACCAGTGTGGTCAACCACAGCAGGTAAACTTGCATCAATTGATGAGCAAGTGTCATATTCGCTACAATTAGAAGCGAATACAGCCGATTCTACGGCTATCACTTACTCCGTAATTGCAGGGAGCCTACCTTCAGGAATGGAACTTACTTCAGCAGGCTTACTTACAGGGATTCCAGCTGAGGTTTCGAAAAGAACTAGATACACCTTCGTTGTACGTGCCACAGCTGGAACAACAATTACAGATAGAAATTTTTATTTAGATATAGAAGGTGCAGACGCACCAACATTTACAACTGCATCAGGACAACTCCAGTTAGATGACTCTTCAAGAGTTGGTTTATATTGGATATTGGATGGATCATCGTTATCATTCCAAATAGCGGCAAGTGATACAGATACAAGAGCAGGACAATCGTTAGTTTATGAAATTGTACAAGGTGCATTACCACCAGGTATTACTATGTCAGCAACAGGATTAATATCTGGAATAGTACAACTTACAGAAGATGAACGATATGGACCACAAGGTGGATATGCAGAAGATTATGATGATTATGTTTACGATAGAACAGTATTTTCAAAATCTAGATCAATAAATTATGATTTTATAGTAAGAGTTTCAGATAGTACAAGTTATGTAGATCAAAATAATTCAATATTTGTTTATACAGCAGATTATTGGAGAGTATCAAATTCAGAAATTACAGTAGACATGAATGAAATAGGGGGTTCAGCATTAACAGTTGATTTTAGTGCTAATAGAAGACCAATTTTCAAAACAGCATCAGCCCTTGGAACATTTAGACATGACAACGCCTGTGTAATTAAAATTGACGTTGAAGATTTTGATCCATTACAAGCAGATTTAGAATATTCAATCGTATCAGGTGCTATGCCTTCAGGTTTATCAATTAATATTAGCTCTGGAGAAATATATGGAACATTGGCAAGACAGACCGCTATTGAAACAAGTTATACATTTACAATAAGAGCGAACAGAGTTGTATCAACTGGAATAAATGTGTTCACTGATCAAATATTTACAATGAAAGTAATTGGTGAAATTGATATTGGAATTACATTTACAACTCCAGCAACCATTGGTACATTGACGGCAGATATTCCAAGTATATTATCATTTTCAGCAGTAGCAGAAGAAACAAATAGAGTTTTAACTTATAGTTTAACATCTGGATCGTTGCCAACAGGTATAACATTATCTCCACAAGGAAATTTAATAGGAACAATTGATCCAAGTGACTTTACTGATTCAACTCGAGCATATACATTTACAGTTACGGTTAGTGACCAATATCAGTCATTAGCAACATCAAAAGAATTTACATTAAACATTGACATACCATATACTACTATTGAATATGGTAATATGACCGGACATTCAACATCTTTTATTGATCAAAATATATTTTATAATATTGCACAAGATCCAAATATTAATTCTCCTGAATATATTTACAGACCAGAGGATAATAATTTTGGAATGAAACTAAATCCTGAAATGTTAATGATGGCAGGATTACAAGCACAAACACTTACAGCATTCCAACAACAAATGGAACAAAATCATGCTCCAAAAACTTTATATTTTGGAGAATTAAAAACAGCAGTTGCAAAAGAAAACAATATTATAAAATATGAAGTTGTTTATCTTGAAATGACAGACAAACTTGTTAATAATGATGGTACAGCAATTAGTTCATCGGTTTCATTAAGAACAGATGTTGCAAAACCTATGTTAGGTCCAAGAGCAGGAACAGTTAATTTAACTACTGATATGGATGACTTCAATATTACAACCTCTGGCGGATTATCATTTAGCACGTCTGGCTCTAAAGTTCCATATGCTGGTCAAATTTCAGCAGATTTAGATTATATGGCAACACTTTATCCAAATGCAGTTGCAAATATGAGAAGTAGAATGAAAACTTTAGGACATAAAGAATGGGACCATTTGCCTTTATGGATGAAAACAACACAATCAGGTGACCTAGCACCATTGGGGTTTGTATTAGCAGTACCTATATGTTATTGCAAGGCAGGTACATCTGCTTTGTTAAAGAAAAGAATAAAAGATAAAGGATTAATTTTTAGAAATATTGACTTTATTGTAGATAGATATCAAGTTAGTAAAAGCAAAGTTACACCTGCTAAATTCACAGCAGATGGCTCAACTACTACATTCCAATTAGATGAGATTGTACATGAAGAAGATATTTTGGTTAAAGAAGGTAGTGATATTGTTTATGCTGGAGACGGAGTAACAGCAGACAATAACCAAAAGCCAACAGATTTAACTGCTGATGGTGAATTAAGATCTGCAGACCATGAATATGGCATTGAACTTACTCATAATACTTCAACTAGTAAAACTACAATTACTTTTACCAAAGAAGTACCGTCAGACGGCACTATTATTACAGTCGAAAGAGCTAACGATAAATATCTTAAATTTAGAAGCAAAGGAATATTTTAATGGCAAGTAACATAGTACCAGGTAACGTAGACGGCACTTATCCTAAAGCAGGACAGGATAACAGTTCACAAGGATTTAGAGATAATTTTAGTGCAATTAAAAACAATTTTACTGAAGCAGTAACAGAAATAGAAGCATTACAAACAAACAAAGCAAACTTAAACGCTTCAAGTGATTTTGCTGATAATGAAGTTATTAGAGCAAAATTTAAAGATACATCAGAAACAGTATACGCACATGGTACAACTGGTGGTGCAATTACATTAAATCACCAAAATGGACATTACCAAACTATAACGTCTAATGCATCTATAACATTATCATTTACCAATTGGCCTGCTACAGCAACACTGGGTAGAATTGTATTAGATATTACGTTTGCATCTACAGCACACACGATTACAATTCCAACTGCTGTATTAGTATCTGGTTTAGTATTAGGTGGAGATGGCTCTTCTAATACAATAACTTGTCCAACATCTGGAAGATATGTTTACGAGTTTACAACTCCAGATGCAGGTACAACAATTTTAATGAACCAATTGGGTAACAACTACATCTAATAGGAGGTAGTAATGTATTTTCATCCATTACAAGAAGAAATCGGAAATTTATCTGAAGAAGATATCTCCAAAAGAATAAAAGAGCTTTCTAGAAAAGTTGCTATTGCTAGACGAGGCAGAAATCCAGACATGTTACAAAAACTACAACATGCACTTGGAACTTATCAAGATGCTATTAGACAAAGAAGAGTTGAACAATGGCACAAAGACTTTAAAAAAGCAAGAGGCGAACCAGATTTAGGTGATTTAATCAACATTGAATAGTAAGTATGTTTAATGCCAAATTCATTTAGTTGGAAAACAAAATTTAAATCAATTATAATTGTAGACGGTGAATTATTCGCAAACGAATATAGTATTAAACTTTTCATAACACCCTACACTGCAAATTTAAAAGAACAAACAGAATATTTTGATAGATTAAAAAATCTCTTTGAAATGGTAATGGCGAATACAATTACTACATGGAAAGATGAACCTCTTTACCATACTTTACAAAAATCATCTAACAATAGATTTATAGAATTACCAAAGCCACCATATGATCAAATAATGGCGGCGGTATGCTTCTGCAAAGCAAATGCAATTTTAGATTCTGTAATTGTAGTGAATAAATTAGAACTTTCTAGTTGGCAAGGGGATGGTATTACATATTCGGTTGACAAAGATAGTAAAGAACTTATACTATTAGATACACCTGATTGGTTTTCAAAAAAATATGAAGGTTTTGATCCATGGTGGTTAAGGGCAGACACGGCAACATATGATAGAGAACTTGATAAAGGCATATACACAGGACACTTTAGTTGGAATAATAAAATACCAGTTGACAAGAAGCACGAAACCCATGCTAAAATATTTGAGTTTAATCCAAAGGTTTTAGATGGTGGGAAAGATAAAAATAAATGAAACAGGTGATTGTATCTTTACAGAAGAAGATGCAATAGATTCACTCTATACTAATCCAGACTTCGATATATCAAAATTATTCTTTGAAGACACTGAACAATACAATAACAGCATAAAAAATACCGGAATTGATCTACAACAATTACAAACTGTACCAAAACGACCTACTCCAGCAAAAGTTGATGCAACAAATATTGCTAATTGGCACATGCCACAAAAGTATTATGAATTAAATGTATTGGAATGGTTATTGAATAAGTGTCAAAACGATTTTGAGAAAAAAAGAGTAGAACAAGAATATTTGTTATTTGAAAAGAAAAACTTTATAAAAGTATTACAATTTTTAATCTACTTTGTAGATACATTACGAAAAAACAATATAGTATGGGGTGTGGGTAGAGGTAGTAGTGTGGCAAGTTTTTGTTTATTTTTAATTGGCGTACATAAGATAAATCCATTGCAATATAACTTAAATATCGCCGAATTTTTAAGATGATAAGTAAAATATAATAGGAGCATAAAATGGTAGCAAGAGCACCCAGAAAAAGAATGTATAGAACAATGCAAGGTCGTATGGTAGATATTGAAAAATTACGAACGGCAAACGAAACAGTTAGAGCCGTTGGTAATATGAATGTTAATGCTAGAGGTGATGTATTAGGACCACATGGACAAATTGTAACATCAAAAGCAGAAGTAATGAAAACATATTACGAACAACCAAAAGGTAAGGTTGATGATACACCTGCAAGAGCAAAACCTACACCTCCAAGAAAAACACCTCCAACACCAGTACAAAAAATGACTCCAGTGGAATCAAAACCAACTGCTAAACCAGTAGAAACATTTAAACCAAAAACTCCCACTGAGAAAAAAGGTATTGACGCCGCACTTGACGGATTAGAATAAATCTTATATAATACTTCTATGTCACAAATAGAGGACTTACAAGCAAAAGGATTTGGATCGCATGGCGGTAAACAATACACCGTTGATCATGATATCACTCCACTTAAAAAAAGAGTATTAGTATCTGATATGCACTTCGGTGAAACAAGATCTAAAGGCGGTATTATACTTGTAGATGACGATGGATCACAATCAGGTATTCATCCTAGATGGGCAAAAGTTTATGCTATTGGAAATCAACAAGAAGATGTAAAAATTGGACAATGGCTATTAGTTTCACACGGTCGTTGGTCTAGAGCATTCAAAGTTGCTAAAAACGGTATTGAATTAGAAGTAAGAATGATTGACGAAAACGATATCTTGCTTGTATCAGACGAAGAGCCAGAACAAAATAGAAAACAAGCCGGATATGTCAACACAGGTGGACACCAACAAATGACTAAACTTCCCGGCAATGACTAAAAAAATTAAACTTAAAAGAATGTTTGTGCCTATAGACAAACTTGTCACAATGGCCGAACTAGGGTTGGGTGCAAAACGACCACTCAACAAAGAAAAAAGAGGTTGGATAAACAAACTAAAAAAACAATCAGAGCCGTTGGATCCAATACTTGTAACACCTATAAAAGATTCTGGTTACTTTCTATTAACAGATGGATGGCATAGAGTACAGGCGGCAAAAGCAATGAAAGAAAAAGAAATCGAAGCACTACCATTACCAGCAGATATAGGATTAAGCATGGCTAAAGCAAATAAAATTTTACGAGATATCGATCGTCAATATGGATTTAAATTAGAATGCAGTGAAATTATAGGAGAATGGGCATTCTACAAAGATTGACAATTAACAATAATTTATATATTATTACTATATGAAAGAACTTTGGGTAGAGAAGTATAGACCAAAAACATTAAAAGAATATGTTGTTCGTGATGAAGCACAACGACAACAAATACAATCTTGGATAAATGATAAAGCAATTCCACATTTATTATTAAGTGGTGCACCTGGTGTTGGTAAAACTACACTTGCAAAAGTATTATTCAACGAACTTGAAGTAAGCAGTTATGATATATTAGAAATAAATGCTTCTAGAGAAAATTCTGTAGATATTGTAAGAGAAAAAATTAATAACTTTGTACAAATTATGCCATTTGGTGCATACAAATATGTATTACTTGATGAAGCAGACTATATGAGTCCAAATGGACAAGCGGCATTACGTGGTGTAATGGAAACATATCATACTTCAGCAAGATTTATAATAACTTGCAATTATCCAAATAGAATTATTCCGGCACTTCATAGTAGATGTCAAGGTTTCCATATGGAAGTAATTGACAAAACAGAATTTACAGCAAGGGTAGCAGAAATATTAATTTCTGAACAAACTGAACAAGACATTGAAACTCTAGACACTTATGTAAAAGCAACATATCCTGATTTAAGAAAATGTATTAATATGATACAGCAAAATTGCAGAGATGGCAAACTTATGCCACCAACAAGTGGAGATTCAGGACAACAAGATTATAGATTACAAATGGTTGAGCTGTTTAAAGCAGGTAAAATAAACGAAGCAAGAAAATTAGTATGTAGTCAAGCAAGGCCCGAAGAATGTGAAGAAATATACAGATGGTTGTATGATAATTTAGAAATAATATCCAAAGAAGATGAGCTACAAGACAAAGCAGTGCTAATTATTAAGCAGGGATTAGTAGATCATTCATTTGTTGCTGATCCTGAAATAAATTTAGCAAGTGTTATGATTAAACTAGCAAGGTTAAACAATGGGTAAAAAACATAATAAAAAAAGATTCTTTTGTGTCAAATACATTATAAAACCGGATAAAAAGTTTGACGAATTTGTAGAACTATCCAAAAAGAAAATTGGTCCTGGAAAAATGTTAGAATACACTGTGGTGTTAGATCTTGTAAATGAGGAAATTATTAAGAACGATCTGCCTGGCATACCAGTTGCAGAAAGAGATAATATACCCTATTCACGTATTCTAGACCACTATAAAAAGTGGTATGCCGAAGCAATTAATACCTTTCTTGAGTCATAGTCTAATCGCTAAATAGTAGCATTATGCATGATGTATTAGATATAATCCGTAACGTACAGTCTTTATACGCAGTAGGACCTACTTTAACAATTTTAAAAGATTTTGAAAGAGTTTTAGACGAGTTAGATGTGTATGTTTTTCAAAATTGGGAAGATGGTGAATTACTATCAGGACCAGTTGATTCAAGACATTTTGTTACTTGTTCATTTATGTGGCCTGCTGATAAAATGCCTGACCCTTCAGGTGGCAAAAGATTGTTAGACAGAGGTTGTAAAGTTACATATGCAAAAGACGAATTACTAAAACCAAGAGAAATAAAGTCTCCGGAAGATTATAGACCAGGTACAACTAAAGGTAAAATTGATGGGCACGATATTTGGGTAGTAGAGATTAAAATGCCAAAAGAATTAATTGGTAATTTTAAACATGGCAAAGACGAAATTGATAGCCAAGACGAATCTGATATGGGTGCAGGGGACCTAAATAGTTTAGATGCAACAATTTAATGAAGGATTAAAAGCTGGCGATTTAGAAGGCGTTGTTTCAAAAACGTTTTCAGTAGATCGATACAAATCAAAAATGGGCGATGACAGGAACATTATGGTTCTTGCATTTGTTGTTAATGGTTTAGCACCAGCAAAAGATTTAGAACGTTTCGCTGAAACTGGATACAAAGAAGTATTAGATGCAGATGCTACGCCAGGCACAATGGCAGATGGCAAACATAGAGTATTTGTTGAGTTTCAAAGAGATGAAAAAGTTGATCGACACATTTATAAATTTTTAGAAGACCTTAAAAAATTAACTAATATTGAGACGTTCCATTTTACATATCATAAAAGAGATGTACCATTTGAAGCATCAGCAAAGAATCTAGCGGATGTATTACCAAGAACACCAATAGCATACACACAAAAAATTAGTTCATTAAGATTAGGTGAAGTAAAAAATTTCTTTGATAAGTTTAATATGATGGAATTTAAGTTAGATAACAATATTGTTGACATAAAAAAACAAAATGCAGAAGCACTTAAATTTGAATTACACGCATTTGGTGATACACAAATGATAATAAACGAAGTAAAAGCATTTAAAATAGATCAAGAAGCAATGAGTGAGTGTATCTACCTCACAAAATATTTTGGACCATATCAAATTACCAAAACTACAGAAGACAGATTCATTTTTTCTAAAGGCCAAGAGTCGGCTTTGTTAAGTAAAAGTGGATGGTAAGATTAAGCGAAAATTTCAGTTTACAAGAATTTACTAAAAGTCAAACTGCTGAACGAAGAGGCATTGATAATACTCCTGTTGAAGGACATTTAGAAAATGCAAAAGCATTATTTGAAAATGTAGTACAACCTGTTAGAGATAACTTTGGCGTAACAGTAATTAATTCAGGATATAGAAGTGGTGATTTAAACTATGCAATTGGTGGTTCAAATACTTCACAACATTGTAAAGGACAAGCAGTAGATATAGAATGTCCAGGCACTCCAAACTATGACGTTGCCAAGTGGATTGAAGATAACCTTGATTTTGACCAATTAATTTTGGAATTTTACACACCAGGCATACCAGATTCTGGTTGGATTCATGTTAGTTATAAAACAGAAGACAATCGCAACGCATCATTAACAGCGATGAAAGAAAATGGAAAAACAGTCTACAAGCCTGGTTTAATTCAATAAATACGTACATTATGTTCGGACAAATTAGAATGATTTTTACCCTAATTATCATTATGGGTATAGCAGGTGCAGGTATGTATGTTTTCAAATTGAGAGCAGACAATGCCACACTTAAAGCAAACCAAATACAATTAGAAACTGCTATTACAGAACAGAACAAAGTTCTAGAACAACAAAAAGCAGATTTTGAAGCAATCATGGAAAGTAATAAAAAATTAAATGTCTTAATACAAACATTTAAAAAAGATTTAGACGATTTAGATAAAAGATTTAATAAGAAAAAAAGAGATGTTGGCAAACTAGCAATAGCAAAAACAAAATCAGTTGAAAGAATTATAAACAAAGGTGCTGAGAATGCCCAAAGATGTGTTGAGTTGGCATCAGGTGCTGAACACACAGAAGAAGAATTAAAAGCAACAAAACGATCGGAGATTAATACGGAATGCCCAAGTTTAGCAAACCCGAGTTACGTACATTATGAGTAAAATTATTGCATTAGTATTAATAGTGTTTTTAACTGGTTGTTCAATCGGTGGTGAGAAAAAAATAAAAATATTTTCAGTCGAAGAGCCAAGACAAAAATTAGATTATCCAATGCCTACTGCATTACAACTTGAACAACTTAAATGGATAGTCATTACAAGTGCAAACGCAGAAGAAGTATTTAAAAAATTAGAAGAAGCAGGAATTGATCCTGTATTATTTGGATTAACAGATAAAGATTTTGAAATGCTGGCAAAAAACTTTGCACAAATAAGACAAAAATTACAAGAAACTAACAATTTATTAGAAGAATACAAAAAATATTACGAAACGGAAAGTGAATAATGTTTATCTTTCATTGGATTAAAGAATTTTTTTTAACAATATGGTTTTGGATCGTAGGACATCCTTTGGAACTAACTTATTGGTTTGAAGGAACTGAATTTAAAGTACAAGTACGTAAATTTAAAGAAGTAAAACCAAATCATATTGTTTTTAAAAATATGGATACTGATAAACACGTTGTTGTTAAATCAGATGTACCAATCAAATATATAGTAAGGGAAAAATAATGTACGAATATAGATGTAAAGTGTTAAAAGTAATTGACGGTGATACTGTTGATGTTGATATTGACTTAGGTTTTGGTACGTGGATACACAATGAACGTGTTAGAGTTATGGGAATAGACACACCTGAATCAAGAACAAGCAATGACATAGAAAAGAAATTTGGATTAGCGGCTAAAAATAGATTACAAGAGTTATTAGGTGAGAATGCTATTTTAAAAACACAAGTAAGCAAAAAAGGTGAAGATATGAAGGGTAAATTTGGACGTATCCTAGGTAATTTTAAAACTGAAGATGGGCGTATATGTGCAACTATACTTTGTGAAGAAGGTCATGCTGTGGCTTATTTTGGTGGTGCTAAAGAAGATATACACGAACAACACATTAAAAATAGAAAAAAACTTGTTAAAGAGGGTCTAGTTGAAGGCCCAATTCAATAAATACGTATAAAAAGGAAAAACATGGAATTTATAATAACACTTGCAATGAAATTTTGGCAATGGACTTTAGTGATTGTTTTTATTCTAATAGGTTGGCTTATAAACGTATTAGATAAAAGAAAACCACCTAAAGTAGAATTTACATATAAAGAATTTCCACATATGCAACCATTAAAAATATCTACAAAAGGTATAGGATTTTTTAAAGGTATATTAATGTGGATACTATCAACAAGAAACTGGACTGTCACAAAAGATTGGTACTACAACATAAACGGAACTGATTACGTAATACCTGCAGGATTTACATTTGATGGTGCAAGTATTCCAAAATTCCTAAGAACTTTTTTCTCTCCAGTTGGAGTATTATTAATGGGTGGACTTGTACACGACTACGGTTACAAGTATCAAACACTACTTCTTAAAAACAAAAAAGAAACTATTGGCATTAAAGATCAAAAATGGATGGATAAAACATTCAGAGATATTAACATCTTTGTTAACGGGTTTTATACTATGAACTACCTATCATATTGGTCATTGAGACTTGGCGGTTTTATGGCATGGAACGGACACAGAAAAAGAAATGCTAAAATTGAAGGTATAAAATAATGGCTGACGATTTAGTTAAAGTTAAAAAAACTACAGAAGAATACGAATTAAAAAAAAGCGATCTTGTTCCAGAAACTGGTGATGACGCTCCTACGGTAACAAATAAAATTGCAGGATTATTAGATAAATTTAGAGTTATTCCTCGACTAGTAATGTTGGCCTACATCTTTGCTTTTTATACATCAGTTAAATGGTTTATGGGTTTAGAAGATCCAACAAATGCTCAAGCTATGTTTATATCAACAATAGTTGGTGCCGGTGCGGCATTCTTTGGATTGTATGTTGGTAAGCCAGGAGCAACACTTCCAAAAAACAAAAAATAATTACCAAACATTGACAATTCACAGATCTGTAATATAATAATTACTGTAAATGAAGAATTATTATGATATGCTAGGTGTGGCTGAAAACGCATCTAATGACCAAATAAAAAAGGCTTTTAAAAGTATTGCTAAAAAAGAACACCCAGATCGTGGTGGCGATGAAGTAAAATTTAAAGAAGCCAACGAAGCATACGACACATTAAAAGATACAAAGAAAAGACACGAGTATGATACTGTAAGAAAGTATGGTCAAAGTATGGGTGGACAAGGTGGAAACTTCCATTTTACTTCAGAAGACTTTTTTGGCGATGATATATTTGAAAATTTCTTTTCTGGATTTGGCGGACCTAATGTGCGAACAAGATTCCGTCAAAGACAACGTGCAAACAAATCAGTAAATGTACGTATGGCAATATCAATTAAAGAAGCAATGAATAGTATGGAAAAAACTATTAACTATAGATTGCCATCAGGCAAAGAAGAATTTGCCACAGTTAAAATACCTGCTGGTATACAACATGGAGTAACTTTCAAATATAAAGGTATGGGAGATAATTCACTTAAAAGTATACCACGTGGAGATTTATTAGTACAAATGAGTGTATTAGATTCTGATGGTTATACAAGAGACGGAAACGACTTACATACTAATAAAACTATTGATTGTTTTCAAGCTATAAGAGGATGTGTAATAGAATTAAAAACATTAACTGATTCTACTATAAAAGTGCAAGTACCTGCAGGCACACAACCAGATACATTAATTGCTTGTAAGGGACAAGGTATGCCTATACACAAAACGTTAAATATTAGAGGAAATCTGTATGTGAAAATTATAGTTTTAATTCCACAACTATCAGCTGGTGACTTAAAGAAAATAAAAGATTTATGATACAATTATTCTCATGGCCACATCAAGTATTAAATGAAGTAAGTTCTGTTTGGACTAAAGAAGATTCTATTAAAGGTTACAATGACATAGAACAATTTGAAAATGATATGATAAAATTTATGTTAGAAAATAAAGGAATGGGTCTTGCGGCAAACCAAATAGGGATTACCAAGCGATTCTTTGCAATTGGTAGTGATACGTTTGACAAATTTAAAAAACCTGTTATAATATGGAATCCACGGGTGATAACAGAAAGTGAAGAAAAAGTTATACACGAGGAAGGGTGTTTAAGTTTTAAAGGCATCTTTATAAAAGTAGAAAGACCAAAAGTAATAGAAGTAGAATATGAAACAACGCAAGAAACAAAAGAAACAGCAAGACTGGACAACATGGAATCCAAGTGTTTCCAACATGAACTTGATCACCTTGAAGGTATTACGTTTAATAAAAGAATTAGTAAATTACGATGGGACATGGCAAAGAAAAAAATAACAGGATAAAAAAGAAAAAGGTATGGAAAATTTTAGATGGAACTTACAAGAAACCAATAGGCAAAGAGGATGTAGAGAGACTAATAGCGGCAGTACAACAGGAATGCTATTGGGACGACAGAGATGTGGAAACTTGGGACGAAATAAACTCGGGCAAAATAGATTGGAGTGGAGATGTTAGAAGCAAACGAAAGCCTAGAAAACATATTCGAAAACGCAGTTAAAGAAGCAGAGAATAGAAAACACGAATACGTTACTATTGAACACGTACTTCTTGCACTTATAAAAGACGAACATATTAGCACAACACTAACTGAATTTAAAATAAATGTTGCAGGACTAATAAAAGATATTGCAGAATACCTTGATACTAAATGTAATGATATTATTTCAAAAGCTACAACTAAGGTAGTTCCAAGAAAAACTGCTTCATTAGAAAGATTAATGAATAGAGCGTTTACTCAAGCACTATTCCAAGGTAGACAAGATGTATCATCAATTGATATTTTAATATCTATATTTTCTGAAAAGAAAAGTTATGGTGCATTTTTCTTAAAGAAACATCAAGTAAACAAACAAGATTTACTTGATTTAGTATCAACTGAAACTATACTCGATGAAGGTATGGCAACTTTAGGTGGAGGTTTAAGTGGAGGTCAACCACAATCAGAACAAAAACTAAGACCTAACCAAGCAGATAGAGTATTAAAGAGTTATTGTGAAAATTTAAACCAAAAATATTTTGATAAGAAAATTGATCCTGTTATAGGCAGAGAAGACGAAACAAATCAATTAAAACAGATATTAGCAAGAAGAAATAAAAATAATGTATTAATAGTAGGTGATCCTGGTGTTGGTAAGACAGCAGTGGTAGAAGGACTAGCAAGACGTATTGCAAAAAACAAAGATGATGTACCTGAATACATTAAGGATCACATAGTTTGGAATTTAGATGTAAACTCTTTAATAGCAGGATCTAAATTTAGAGGAGATTTTGAAGAAAGATTAAAACTAATTGTAAATGCATTAGACCAAAAAGGCAAATCGATATTGTTTATTGATGAAGCACATATGATGGTTGGTGCTGGTGCTACTGGAAGTGGTAATAGCATGGATATGGCTAATATGATTAAACCTGCATTACTAAAAGGTAACATAAAAGTAATTGCATCTACTACATGGGAAGAATATAGAAAATATTTTGAAAAAGATAGAGCATTAATGAGAAGGTTCCAAAGATTACAAATAGGTGAGCCTAAAAATGAAACTGCGATTAAAATATTAAAAGGTGTAAAACAATATTATGAAAAGTTTCATAAATGCACAATTACTGATGAGGCTTGTGAAGACGCAGTAGAATATTCATCAAAATTTATAGCAGATAAAAAATTACCTGACAAAGCAATTGATATTATCGACGTTGCCTGTGCAAGATTAAGATTAAATGGAACTAAAGATGGTAAAATAGATCACGAAGAAATTATACACGAGATTGCGGCAATAACTGGTATTAGTATTGAACAATTATCTCAAAAACAAGCAAGTAATTTAAAAACATTAGAAGAAAAAATGAAATTACAAGTGTTTGGGCAAGATAAAGCAATTAACACTATTGTAGACAAAATATTAGTTGCAAGAGCAGGATTAAAAACTTTAAACAAACCAATTGGTTCATTTTTATTTTTAGGACCAACAGGTTGTGGTAAAACTGAAACTGCAAGACAATTAGCAAAAACTTTAGGTGTTGAACTATTAAGATTTGACATGTCAGAATATCAAGAGAAACATTCTATTGCAAAACTAATTGGATCACCTCCAGGTTACGTTGGATTTGAAGATACTACAATGGGTGGTGGTATGTTTATAAACGAAGTAGAAAAAAATCCACACGCAGTTGTATTATTTGATGAAGTAGAAAAAGCACATCGTGATGTATCTAATATGTTGTTACAAGTTATGGACTATGGTACAGTGACTGGTTCTAATGGTAAAAAAGCAGATTGTAGGAATATTACACTTATTATGACTTCTAACCTAGGTGCAGAAGAAATGGAAAGAAACAGTATTGGCTTTGGTCCTAGTGAAAGAACAGGCGAAGATGATGCCGCATTAAAACGATTCTTCCCACCAGAATTTAGAAACAGATTAGATGCAACAATTAAATTTGATAAACTAGCAAAAGACACAATGAAATTAATTGTTAAAAAATTCTTAGCAGAACTTAATGCAATGACCATTGAGAAAAATGTAGAAGTTAATGCTACCAACGAAGCTATTGAATTTTTAATTAAAAAAGGATTTAATTCTAAAATGGGAGCAAGACCTTTACAAAGAGTTATTGATGATGAAATTAAAAAACCATTATCTCGAATGATCTTGTTTGGTGAACTTACAGAAGGCGGAATGGTAGAAGTAAATTTATCTAACGACGTTATACCAAAACTTACAGTTGCATTTAAAACAACTAAAATTATAGATAATTTTAAACCTAAAATTAAAAATGAGAATCCATCATAATAAATTATATTACGGTAAGTACCAATTTAAAAATATCTTTAAAATGCCATGGGCAGGTATTTTATATCCCACAACAGATCAAAAACTTTTAGAGATGATTCAAGGTAAAGATAAAAGTGTAAGGTATCTTAATACAAAATGGTATAAAACATCACCAGATGTAATTAAATTAGCACAATTTATTTTAGATCATAGAACAAAAATGAAATTTAGGCTACAACAAAAGTATGCAATTTTTTATTCTAATAAAAGTCTGGCACAATTATTAATTGAAACATTTTGGGATTCTTGGTATGGAGCAAAAAGCATTGATCCAAAATATAATAAATTAGGTAAAAATACAATTGGGTGTCGAAGATTACCACACGACAAATATCAATATCAAATACATTTAAAGAAAGACGTACATCAACATATTACAAAACAAGAAAGACAAAACCTATGGCACTTCTTAGAACGAAATGTGGATAACTGTTTAGTTACTAACAAATATGTATTAGACTATCTTGAAGGAAAATATCCACATTGTTATCACGGGTATTTTTATGTAAGTGAGCAAAAAATGTTAACTCCAATCTATATGTTAGCACAAAAAGCAATAGATAAAGTTATAAAATATGTAAAAATAAAAAATGAAAGCAATAAAAAAATTAAAAGAAAATAATATATTTGGGGAAGATTCTATTGTAGAGTCCTTTATTGAAAAACAATTATGGGGAACACCGTTTTTTAAGAAAGCATATTTACGAGTAAAAATTGCAAAAAATAATTATTGTATTTGTGAAGAACGTGGTGAGGCTGACGGTAAAGCACACAAAATAAAATACATTAATATACTGACTGTTGATGGGCAAGAACCAAACGAATTGGCCGCAGTATATGGATTAGGTCCAAAAACCGAAAGATTCAAGAAGCATAGAAACAAATAAATAACAACAAATGGCACAGACAAGCACAACAGTATTAGCATCAAAGTCACATAAAGCAAACGTAACAGGTACGGATATCAGTTTTACTGCTACAGGTAGTGAATATAAAATTTCAGCAACAAGCACTACATTAAACAATTTTGCGGTACGTGATTTAATTACAGTATCAGGAACTACAAACAACAATTCAACGTTTACTGTAAAAACTGTATCATCTAGCACAGAACTTATTGTCGAAGAAATTGTTACAACAGAAACATCAGATGGTTCTACTACAACTACTTTAGATCATACTGGATTTGTTTCTAATAAAATTAAAGGTGATGGATATTATTCACAACCAGACGGTGTACATACTGTGGCACACAAAGTTTCTGCAACATTAACTGGTGCAATTAAAATGCAGGGTTCACTTGCAACAACACCATCTGAAGATGACTGGTTTGATATTTCAGGCACTACATTTACAACAGATCAAAGCACTACAATATCTAGTTCCAATTTTACTGGCAATTTTGTTTGGGTTAGAGCAAAAGCAACATCAGTTACAGCCGGTACAATAACTTCTACACAATTAAATCACTAACTTATCCACAATTACCAAAAATAAACCGTTGATTTACTAGGTCTATATAAGACCAACTTTGGTTGACATTTACCATTAATATGCTATACTAGTATTAATGGACGATAAAGAAATTGAAAAAATACAAACAATAGATATTACAGTTACAGCTGAATCATTAGATGCTCATGTAATTTGTCTAAGACAAAATGGGTATTCCGTACAAAAAGCATATTATAGATTAACACAATTAGCAATAGCATTTTTATTAGGTGCATTTATAATGGGTACTATATTAAAATGACATCTAAATTTAAAAATACAATATTAGCTGGATTGGCAGGATTATCATTAACCGCTTGTGGTGGAGGAGGTGGTGGTGCTCCGGGTGCCGTTAACGATTTTATTAATGATGATTTATCCAATTTATCAGGTTCTGAATCTATTGTAAGTTCATATTCAAGTTTATTATCAAGTTTTCAATCAACTATATCAGGTGGTGATTATTCTGCCATACAGGCAGTATTAACAGGACCTAATGCAGAAGATATTGCAACCGCAAATACATTATTAGGACAACTTAATCAAGCAGAAGCACTTTGGTCAGCAACAGAAGATTTAATCGCACAACAAAGCGATGGTGACAAATACACAATTTATAACTCTAACTCATACAAAGAAGCATATGCGGCCATTCTCTATATGAAAAATTATGTTAAACCTATTATACAAAAAGTATCAAATGGTAATGCAGTTTCTATTACAGAATATAATTTAGTTGTAAAAGAAGCTAAAGCACAAGAAATTATTAATATAGAAAAAGATACAACTGCAACAAGTTATGCTGAAACTAAAAAAATTAAAAGTACGGCAACAATTGCTGGCACACCTACAATTTCTACTGTTGATTCACAAGGTGAAGTACAATCATCTACTAGTTCATGGGTAACTGTATATCAAGGGGGTGGACAAGAAACAAGAACAATTACAACTACTACACCTAATTATCGAACTACTACAACAACACCTTGTACGATAGTTAGAACGACTTTATTAAATGGTTCAACTGTTGATAGTGCCTGCACATATGGAACACCGACTGTTTCTACAACAACTTTAGACCCAACAATTACAGAAGTTACTGAAACTAGAGAAGGAGACAATCCAGTTACAGGTACAACAACATTAGAAGCAACAGTAACTACGGTTACTGAAACAAGCGACAACTATGTTGTAACAAATTATGCAGATGGTGACGAACAAACATCTACTACAAATGGCACGACAACAACTACAACTGCTAATAGAGATGTAGTAACTGACGTTAACAATGGAAACAATACTACAACAAGAACGACAGTTAGATATGTTGATACTACCGTGACAACTCCTGTAACAACAAGAGTATATTTTGTTAGAACATACACAGATATTACAAAGAAAAATACAAGAACAATTACAACTACTACACCTAAAATACAAAACACATACAAAGATGGTACAACTGAAATTATAAATGGTACTGCAACAGTAGTGACTGGCGACTGGGTGGCTTCTACTATTGATACTTCTACAAGAACCGAAGAAAGAGAAGTAAGTTCAACAACTGCAAACACAGTTAGTACAACTGCTGATTCAGGTACACAGATTGCACAGGTTGTTATATCAAATGCATACACAGATACAGATAACACACTTGGAACAAAAACAGAAAATATGTCTACAGTTGTATCAGATCATAAAACTACTGAATTTAATAGAAACCACGGATTGAATACAATAAATGCCGCGGAGGCTTATGCTAAAGGGTGGACAGGTAAAGGTGCAGTATTAGGAGTAATTGATACATACCAACAAACTAATCACCCAGAATTAAATGGCAAATATAAATTTTACAATGATTATACAAGATATGACAACACGGTATCTACTTCAGGTAATACACAGGTTCACGGTACACACGTTGCAGGTATTATAGCAGGTAAAAAAGATGGCACAGGAAATCACGGTGTGGCTTTTGATGCAGATCTAGTTGGTGCTAATGTTGACTATTATGGATTTGGTGGTATCTCAAAAAGTTATGCTCAACAGGCATTACACGATTTTGCAAAATTAAAAGATCCAAATGGTGAAAACTTAAACATTGTTGCAGTTAATATGAGTTTTAACTCTCCAACAGTATTTACTAGTGGTTCAAATGATTGGACATGGAATAATGGTTCAACAGTAATTCAATTATCAGATGGCACATACAACGCAACAGAAATTACTGCGGCAGTCAACGTTGGTGACGGTCAAGGAAAATATTGGAAAATTGCAACAGACAATGATATTATTTTAGTAAACTCGGCAGGTAACACCGGACATAATCACGCAGGTGATCCTGGTATATGGGCAGTTGAAACCGATGCAAATGGAAATCTTGTGTTAGGTGGCAAAATGGTTATAGTAGGTAACTGGGATGGCTCAAATGTTCAAGGTAACAAAGCAGGCCATGTATGTTTAGATATTAATACATCTAACAATACTTGTAATGATACAAACAAAATTTCAGACTTTTATATATTAGCACCGGGTGATATGATTTATAGTTCAACACCTACACATTTATCGGGTAATGGATATATGAATATGTCTGGTACTAGTATGGCGGCACCCCACGTTACTGGTGCATTTGGTGTAATAAATCAAATGTGGCCACACATGAAAGGTGAAAATTTAGTTAAACTTGTATTATCGACAGCAGATAAAAATTTAACAGGTTATGATGTTAATGTACATGGACAAGGATTATTAGATTTAGACGAAGCAACAAAACCTCAAGGTGCAGTAGGTATTCCTACAACAGGTAGAACAAATGGACCATTAGTAGGAACATATGGAACATATTTCTCAACTGGTACTGCGTTGCCAAGTAATTTAGCAAATTTAAAAGTAATGATACTAGACGAATATGAAAGGGATTATTATATTAATTTAGGATCTGGTTTTACAGTTAAAGATACGAGAAAAATTTCTGACGTTGATGCAACAATGCAAGGGAACACATATCTTCCAATACAATCTATGTACGGTAATTTTACACAAGGTGGAAATTACGATCTAGGATTTATGAACTTTGGCTTATACACAGGTGATGGTGGTAATGGAGACTATTCTTTAAATGTAGGTAAAAACTTTATGTTAAGTGATAAATTTAAATTAAAAACATCAATAGGACAAATGAACGAACAAGACAACTGGTTAGGTAACTCTTCAGATGGTGTTCTTGCAGTTGGTGATAATAACATTACAAACTTTGGACAAATAGGTGTTGAATATCAATTAGGTAACAATGTATTAAGTTTTGATTATTCAAAAGGTTACACAGATGTTAATACAATTGACAATAGTTTAATAACAGGATTTGATAATATTGAAACAGAATCAATGAAACTAGCATATAAAATACACAAAGATCAAAATAACACTTGGGGATTTACATTATCAACACCAAGTCATATTACAAATGGTACAATGAATTTATCAGTCCCTGAATCTAGAACATTAGATGGAACAGTAAATTATACAGATATTAATTCTGAGATGAGTTCAAGCACAATAGAGAAAGACATTGGATTCTTTTATAAACACACTCCAAAAAATGACATGGATTTTTCTTTTAATTTTAAAACAGAATACAGAAAAGATATATCAGGTGTTGCTGGACAGGACGGTGTTAACCTAGCATTCAACTTTGTTAAAAAGTTAAACACAAATTGTAATTTTTTATGGAAGAAAAATCCAAAATGTTATGAAAAAAATGAAAATGGTGAAGAAGTATTAAAAGCAAATCTATATTCCAATAACAACGAAAACAACGCAACAAAACACGGATTAGTTTACGATTTAGAAACTGACAAATTTATACCAATAGAAAAGTAATATGGACAAAATTGAAATTACTTGTACAAATAATGGCAAAACTAAAACTGCAGACATACTATTTCGTAGTGATAAACATCTAAAAGTAGCCATTGAGGGTACTCAAATAACAATTGAGATGCATCGACTAGACGTAAATAAACCGTATATAGGGCATACAGCAGGATTAGAGTTTACATATGGCAACTGAAAAATTAAAATTTAAATTAGAACTATACGCAACAATGTGGGATAAGCCACCAATTGCTGATATAAAAATTAATGAGAAGAGTCATTTCAAAGAAGAAATCACAGGTACTAACGATAAACCAACTATTATAGAATTTGAGCACGAATTTGAAGAAAATAAATCATATAATTTTATCATAGACAGATTAGGTAAAGATAAAAAACAAACAATAGTTGAAGATGGAAAAATTGTTAAAGATCAACTATTACATATAAAATCTATAGAAATTGACGAAATTGAGCTTGGTTCATTAATATACGAAGGTGTATATAAACCTAACTATCCAGAACCATGGGCATCACAACAAGCAGAAGCAGGCAACAAACTACCAGAAACTCTTAAAAATGTTACCCAAATGGGTCATAACGGTACCTGGACATTCTCATTTACTTCACCCTTTTATATGTGGCTATTAGAAAACCTTTACTAATAAATATGCTTATATGAGAGCAAATCAATTCATAACAGAAGCACAAGATTCAGACGCAATAAACGAGTTAGACTTGTTTATTATGAACGATGAAGATTTATATCGTAGACGTTTTATGCCTATTATAACAAATATTAAAAGAAAAATGAAAAGAGGCATATACGATCACGAAAAAGTAATTAAATTATGGATGTATCTTGTTGATGATGCCGCAAGACAATACGTACAAGAATTTGGCACACCTGACCAAGATGTTAAAGATATGTTTCCTAAAGAAACTAGACTGCAAGTTGCTCAAATAATTGCAAATAGAGAAAAAGAAAATATAGAACAAGGCGAATACGATGCACCTAAGGGAATTGTTTCTTAAGGAGGATGACAGGTCCACAGCCGTCTTTGCATTTGGCCGATTCAATCCTCCCACAATAGGACACCAAAAATTAATAGAAAAAGTACAGTCAATGGCTAGACAAGTCAATGGCAAAGGATATCTATTTTTAACACATACACAAAACAATAAAAAAGATCCATTAACGTTTCAAGAGAAACAAGCATACATTACAAGTCAAGTAAATGATCCTAATTTGCAAATTGGAAGTGCAGATGTAAAAACAATTATTCAAGCATTACAAAAAATAGAAGCACAAGGTAGAACAAGAGTAATAATGGTTGCTGGTGATGATCGTGTAATGGAATTCCAAAAATTTTTAAATCAATATAACGGCAATCCAGATAAGCAAGGTAACATTCCTTATAAATTTGATGACGTCCAAGTAGTCAGTGCTGGACAAAGAGATCCAGACGCAGATGACATAGCAGGTGTTTCAGCATCTAAGGCAAGAGAGTTGGCACTAAAAGGTCAGGAACATGAATTTTCTAAAATAGTAATGGGCGGTGATGCTGGTAAAGTACTATACGATAAAATACAAGACGCACTTGGAGTCCAGGTTGCTGAAAACAACAAAAAGTTGTATAATGAAGATATGGACGGTAAACCAATAGTATATATTGACATGGATGGCGTTTTGGCTGACTTCTTTGGTGGTGTTGAAAAAATGTATGGCGTACAACACTGGAAAGAATTAAGTTCAGACAAAACTAAAGATTTAAAACAAGAAGTTATTAATAGAATATCAGGCACAGATTTTTTTGCAACACTTCCTAAATTTGATAGTGCTGGTGAATTAATATCAATGGTTAAAGAGTTTACTGGTGGAAACTTTTCAATTAACACATCTCCTTTAAGAGGTGACAATGAAAACTCTACCAAATACAAAAAATTATGGATACAAAATAACATTGAACAACCAGATGAAATTGTAATAACAGGACGTAAAGAAAGTTATGCAAAAGACAAAGCATCTGGTACACCAAATATTTTAATAGACGACAGGCCAGTTAATATTGAACGTTGGCAGGGAGCGGGAGGTTATGGAATTTTATATCAAGCAAATAGAGATTCACTAACTAAAGTAAAACAAGCACTTGACCAATATGGTAAATCAGATCAATCATAGATATCTTCACTTTGGACCAGTAATAGGTGGCACAAAATGTAATACTGATCTCTGTAAAGAACTATTAAATCGTGGTCATAAAACAACTAGATCACACGTTAAAAATCTTGCAGGTCATATGAAAAAGGAAAATATCTTCGAAGACCTAGATAAGAAATGGTTTGTTGATAATTTTCAAAACTATTTTATTCCTTATTTTAAAAAATTACAAGACAAATCAGATCCCAATTACTATTATGGTATGGATCCTTTTAAAGAAATATGGCTCGCAACATTATGGATTAATTTTATGAAAAAGGGAGAATATAATCCTCCACATAATCATACTGGAGACTTTTCATTTGTTTTATACTTGCAAGTTCCAGAAGAATTAAAAAAAGAAGATCAAGCATTTGAAGGACGAGGTAGTGGACCTGGAACAATAAGTTTTATATATGGAGAAGAACAAAAAGGTATTAGCACTGGTCATGGAATACTCCCTACTATAAATGATTTATGGATATTTCATTCATCATTAAAACATACTGTACCACCATTTAGATCAGATGTAGAACGTATTTCTGTTTCAGGAAATTGGTATATTACAGATCATATAAAAGATAAAAGCAAAGAACTAGAATTTGGAAAAATTTTAATTAAATAACAAAAAGGAAATATGGCAAAATTCAGCGGGATCAATAGAGCATACACAACAGGTGAAATACCAAAAACACCACAAGAAAAACAAAGAGAGTTAGATAAAAAAATGCAAGAGTTTTTAGCCAAAGGCGGCAAAGTAGAAAAATTAAAAGATCATAAGCCTACCAAAGAACAATTAAGATCATGGAAGATTTAGAACGTTTAAAAAAATTAGCAGGCATTGAGAATTTACCTGTAGAAGATTCAATGGGAGAAAACCTTTCTCTTCATGGAACAAAAAAAGCAGAATATCAAAGAAAACATAATGTCCGTCCTGGAACAGAAGAATGGTTTAAACTGTGGTTTGCTAGACCCAAACTAACAGGTGAGAACCCAATGCCAAAAAAATAATACCTAAATTTTACAAATTAAATACTGGCAATGTTTGATGTTAAACAAAACAAAGCAATATGTATTTTACCATGGGTCCATGAGTTTAAAAATATAACTGGACAATCTGCTCCTTGTTGCCATGCACAAAAATACAAAAATAACCAAACCATAGATTATGTAAGAGACTCTATGTTGAAGGGCATACAACCTGATGTATGTAGTAATTGTTACAAAAGTGAAAAAGAATCAAATTGGAGTCATAGAATAAGAGAAACCAACGATTGGATTAAAAAATTTGGTACTCCAGACATAGATAATCCAAAAATACAATTTGCAGATATTAGATACAATCCAACTTGTAATTTAAAATGTAAAACTTGTAATGCAGAAGAAAGCACTTTATGGGCAAAAGAAAAAGGCATAAAAATTTCTATAAATGAAGAAAATCAAAATTATATCCATACATTAGATAAAAAAATACTTAAAAAAGTTTACCTTGCAGGAGGAGAACCCACTTTTATAAAAGACTATTTAGAATTTTTAAATGCTTTACATCTTGTTAATCCTTTTTGTGAAGTAATTATTAACACAAATCTAAAAAGACTGCCTGCTCCATGGAAAGAAATAATTAAAAAATTTGAAAATTTAACAATAATTTGTTCTTGTGATGCTGTTGGTATACTTGGTACATATGTACGTTATCCTTTAGGTTGGGATGAATTTGAACAAAACGTTAAATTTGTAAGTGAGAATGCAAACTTTCTACAATTTAATTTAGTTGCAAGTAATTTAACTTCTCACAAATTATACGAAACTTGCTCATGGATGAAGCAATATTCAAATCATATTAATATATCTATTTTAAATGAACCCGAAATTTTTTTAGAATGTAGTGTACCATTGGAATACAGAGAAACATACATTAATAATATTAAAAAACTATTAAAATTTCCTGTATCTGTTTATTATGCTTCACAATTCAGAAGTGAAATAAACTATCTAATCAAAAAATACTCGACAGCGAAATATGTAAAATCATCACATAATGCGTTAAAAGACGAAATTACTGAACAAGATTCGCATAGACACTTAAAACTAATAGACGTTGATCCATTTTTACACTCTTGGATATTTCAATAAATATTCATATATGCGAATAAATGAAATCCTAGAAGGTCCACACGATCCTTTTAGACATAAAGCAATATTTTTTGCTGGCTCTCCTGGTGCAGGTAAAACATATGTTGCTAGAAAATTAGCAGGTGTATTCCAAGGATTAAAACAAGTAAACATGGACACTTGGTTTAAACGTCTCATGACAAAGAAAAACTTATCATGGAAAATGCCTCCTGAAGAGGAACCTGAACGAGAAAAACAAAGACAAAGATCAAAAGAATTAGTTGCTAAACAACAACAATTACACACCGAAAGTGGATTAGGTTTGCTAATAGATTCTACAGGTAGAGTATATGAAACTATTGAAAGAATAAAAAGTGGATTAGAAGATAAAGGATATGAAACAACAATGGTTTTTGTCAACACTGATTTACAAACTGCTTTACGTAGAAACAAACAAAGAGAACGTCAATTACCTGACGATCTTATACATAAAAATTTTGAAGTTATAGAACAAAATTTAGGAAGATTTCAACGTTTGTTTAATGACGTACATATTATTAATAATTCTGATGATGAACAAGACACAATGCCTGAACAAATAGTACAAGTTGAAAAAGACATTAGAAAATTTTTGCAATGAAAATACTTAGAATTATATTATGGCCTTTTAAGATGTTGTCAAACATATTATCTGCAAATTACTGGGCAAACAAAATAGCCGATAAAACCAATATGCATGAAAAGGTACAAGGTAGTAGATTTAATAGATGGCAGAATAGTCTACCTCAACCATATAGATTTATATTCAAAACATCTATGTTGATAATATGTATCTACCTTATTGAGATGTATTTTAATCTAGTAGGTATGTCAATGTTGCCATGGAGATGGTAGATGAAAAAACTATTATTAACTTTATTTTTTATATTATTTACTTTTCCAATATATGCAAAAGAACACTTACAATTGTTAATGGCACACAATCCAGGTTGTAATATTTGTCAAAATTTTATTAACGAAGTAGCAGTAGACTATAACGATACTGAACAATCAAGGTATCTTCCATTAGTCATAATTAATGTATATAAACAACCTGAATGGTTTAAAGAAGCATATGCTGAAAACAGAATTAAACATATTAGAGGAACACCAACATTTATTATATGGAATGGTAAAAAAGAGTTATCAAGACTTACTGGTTATAGAGACAAAGGCGATTTTATGATAAGAATTAACATTTTTATTGAGGAACACAAATTAGATTATGAGAATTAATGAAATTATAGGTGAATGGCTGATAATGCCCCAATCAATTAAACCTATGGGTTTAATTAGAAAACCTGGTGGGGGTTTTGACTTTAAAAATAAAGGCAACAACAGAGCCAACGAAAAAGCACCTCCTGGCAGAGAAAAACAAGTTAAAGCATTAAAAGGCAAGGTTGATAATCCATATGCAGTTGCTTGGGCTTCTTATAACAAAAGCAAAAATAAAACTAATGAAGCACCGATAGAACAAGATCATAACAATCCTATAGCAAAACCATATGTTGATATGCCAGAATGGAAAGCATTACACGATATGGATGACAAAATTATTGACGCATACATTAAACACAAACAAGTAAAAGAAGAGGTAGATCAATTTGCACCAGCAAGAGCATTAGGTGAAGCTCAATCTTCTTTAATGCATGGATTACAAATGGCTCAAAATATAATTAAAAAAGATTATAAATTGGCAGAAGTTCAAGCCAAAGTCATTGCAGAAAATTGGCCACCTTTGATTGATAAAATTCAAAACATATACAAAAAAGAAGATGCCGCCGGTGTTGGTATTATTACCAAACAAAACACCACTAAAGACGTCAAACCTGGCGACGAATATAAGAACGTAAAAAAATTACACCTTAGATAATACAAATAATTACTTTATACGTATGATACACCTTAGAAGTTTTGGTAATAATGACGATCCTGTTATGGGAGCAGGAAACTCAACTTGGGACGCTAATTCAGGTTTACGGAAAAAAATAATGTTTGAAAATATATCTAAGTTGCCTTACGACTTTAATAATAAAAAAATTTTAACAATAGCAGGAGGAGTAGGCAGAAATGCCGATACTCTTAGAAACTTAGGTGCAAAAGTAACAAATTCTGATTTAGGTCAACTTTGCGTTAATATTGGAAAAAGATATTACCCTAAAATTAATCATATTGTTTATGACCTGCGTAATGATCCTTTGGAAGGATTTGACTATGTTGTATGGGAACAAATATGGACTAGAGCATATGATTTTAAAACATGGGAACATATGTATAAGTGGAAAAATTTTGCAAGAATTATTCCAAATCCGATACGATTAAAAATTTTTAAATTTAATAGTGATTACATAGATAAGACTTATTATCAACCTGAAAAAATTGGTAATGATTATATTAAAAGACAATTTGGTGATGGAATTTGTAATGTTAAAATGGAAACTGATATAATTGAAGATTTAATTGAAGAAGATATTGAAATTGATCTATTCAATCTGAACATTAATATACCAAAGGTGTCAAGTCATAGGTATCAAATTTTAGGTTTTAAGACAGAGCTTATTTCTAACAGAATAAATGGAATTTTTATATCCAATGGTATAAGATTAAAATTTGAAAACGGAAAAATCAAAAAAATATGAGTTATATATTAGGTATTGGTTTACTATATAAAAAGTATAAAAAAAATGCAACAATTAGAATTTATATAAACAATAATTTAATTGAAACATATCAATTAACACAAGACATCAATCATATAGAAATACCCACAAGTATAATAAAAAGTTTTATGAAAAAACTCAAACGGTTTAACCATAATTCTCTCTCCATTCCTGATCTAATTCAAATTAAATGTAAAATTCCAAAATTTTTAAAATTAATTGAAATTGAAGAAGAAAAACTTACTGGAGAAGTTAGAATTGAAGTTGACAATGATGATAGTAATTATACTAATGGATTTATGTCAAAGTCATCACTAATAGAACCAAATTTTTTTATACTTTGTCCAAAAGAACTTTTAAAAAACAATGGGCAGTTTTTTTTCGAATTCCAAGAAAACCTATACAAAAAATTAGTATCTAAGATTGAAAAAGATAAGGATTTTTCGATCCGGAGCGAAAAACCCAGACTGGAGTGGCCAATACCTCAATTTTTTGATATTGTTTTAGATAGAAACAATAAAATTAATAAAATTAAAAAAGATTGTGAAAAACAAGAACTTTGGTATCAACGTAATGGGGCATATAAGGATAATCAGAAAAATTATAACTTTCCAAGAACAAAATGGATAGATCTTTTTAAAAAACGTGGTACTTTAGCTGACCCTTATGTTTTACCATATTTTACACAATATCCACAATATATTGGAGGATCATTTCATATAACATTTAACATTAACAAAAAGAATAAAATATATTTTCTAGACGCATATAATGTAACTAGTGGAAACCCTACAGTTTCTATGCAAACCTTTTCGTTTGCCCACTACTTTTCCCATAAATATAAGTAATGAAAATTACAGAAATTATAATACATAAACGAATAGGTGAACAAGCAACTGCAGGTGCTACATCAAGCGGCAATATAGCAACAGTTACATCACCACACGTTGCAATAGGCAAGGATAGAGGTAATAAATCCTATATAGGATCACCAGGACGTTCAGGCACAAAAGCACCAAAACTACCTAAAATAGTACAAAAGAAAAATAAAGACGGTACAGCTAAACCATGGCATGAATTAGGAAAAGGTACTAGTATGTTTGGTGGGCCTGTACAACGGAGACCATATCCATAATGGAACTAAAAAAATGCAAGAACTGTGGTGGTGATTCACACTGCGAAACTAGAGCTACAAGAACGGAACATAGGTATCCATCTGAAGGCGGCGAAGAATATGAAATAGAAGTATGCCGTGAATGTAGATGCGACACTTGTAAATAAATACTACTATGAAAGCACAAGAATTTATTCAAGAAGGCGCATCAATGTTACCTTACTTTAAAAAAGATGAAAAAACTTGGTCTTTTCCAGATGCTTGGGCAAAAGACGAAGCATTAGACACACCTTATATGAGTAATATGAGTATGCGTCAGTTTTTAGACACACTAGGATATGACAGTGATTTTGAAAGTGCAAGTCCAGTAGATGCAAAAGAATTTATAGGACGTACTACACAATGGTTACAAAAAAATATTGATAAACCATCACAAGAAATTCCAACAACAGTTGATAGATCCGGAGGCGGTGCTACAATGATAGGTGGCGGAAAACCAGAAGGTTGGGATAATAGACAAGTAAAACATCATAACGAATTAGCAAGAAAAATTTTAGCAAAATATCCAGAAGTAACACATTTTGGATTTAATTAATATGAAATATAACGAATTTAATAACCCTAGAGAAAAACCACAAGTTAGACCAGTAACAACCATGACGTCAAAAGAGCTTGGTGATAGAATAGAAAAAGCAAGAGCAAAAAATTATAAAAAACCTGAACCATTGGACTTTACAAAATTATGGAGTAAAGAAAAACCAGCAGTAGAAGCAGGTGTAACACCAGGCGGAACAAAAGTTGATTATGCCAATATAATGTTTCGTGGTAAAGAAATAGATCATAATAGTATAGAATATGAAATGCAGGATTTTAGTGATATGATTTATGAGCTACATGGAGCAAAATATATAGATGGTACACCTTTAACTGATGAAGAATTACAAGAACTTGAAAGGACAGACGAATTTACTGACTGGGTTAGTATGGATTATGCATCATCTGGACCAGATGCGCCAGACGATTATCCATTTGAAGAAGACGGTATGACATCTGCTGATGTTGATCGAATAAGAAACCAAAAGTTTACTACCAACCAAATTAAACAGGCTTATCGTGTTTTAAATCATCCAAGAGTTAAAGGTGGCAATTATACAGCCGCTTATAATATTATTAATAGAATTGCTCCTGGTCTAGCAGATCACCCAGATGTTGCAAACGCATTAAGAAGAGCAAATGAAATGAAAGAAGATATAACAACAATGGCATCAAGAGTAATCAGAAATTATGCTAGAGAGATTGGTCCGGATTCCATGGACTATGGTATGTTTATGACATCAGCAGAACTATTAGACAAAGGTATGCTGAAATCATTAGCACAACTTATAGATAAGTCAGATACCGCTCCAAGAGAATACGTAATGAAAAAAATAGCGGATCATGATCCAGAGACATTTAAAAAAATGTATGGTGACCAAGAGGGTTATCTTTCTGTAATGAAACC